GACCTAGGCGGTCTGTTCGATGGTGAAACCATTTCGGAAGAATTTAAGCTGAAGGCTACTGCTATCTTTGAAGCAGCAGTTGCAGCGCGAGTCAAGCAAGAAGTTGCAGTATTCGCAGAAGAATTTGAGCAGAAAGCCCTTGAGGAATCTGCTGAAATCAGAGAAAGTCTAGTCGATAAAGTTGATGGATATCTCGACTTCATGGTCGAGCAGTGGATGGTTAAAAACGAACTAGCAATTGAGCGTGGCATCAAGACAGAAATTCTTGAAAGTTTCGTGCAAGGTATGAAGGGTGTATTCGAAAGTCATTATATTGATGTTCCTGATGAAAAGTATGACTTGGTCGAAGCAGCTCAATCCGAAGCAGCAGAACTTGAAGAACGTCTGAACGAAAGTGTCGCCGAGAATGTGAAGCTGAAGCAAGTGCTTCGTGACGTCAATCGCGAGATGGCTATCGATGAAGCTTGTGACGGTCTAGCAGCAACGGATGCAGAAAAGTTCCGTCAGTTGGCTGAAGAACTCAGCTATACCAGCGAGGATGAATTCGGCAAGAAGTTGGTAGCAATCAAGGAAAACTATTTCAAGTCGCCTTCCAAGGTTACTGAAGAAGTCCCTGCATCTACCCTGACAGAAGAATTCATGACAGACACTCCTGTTGAAGTTATTCAAGAAGAAGTTAAACTCGACTCTACAATGGCACGCTATGTCGCTGCTCTTGAGCGTCGTTAATCCACGTTAGAAAATTCCATAAACTAAGGAAAACAAAATGGCATCAAATAAAGAACTACTGGCTAAGTGGGCACCGATCCTAGAATCGAAGTCTATGCCAGCAATCGCTGACGAACAGCGCAAGATGGACACCGCTGTCCTCTTGGAAAACCAAGAACGTGCTGGACGCGAAGAACGCGCAGCTCTGTTCGAAGACGCTCACGCTAACAGTGCAGGCGCTATGCCTGACACCGGTGGTGTTGCTAAGTTCGATCCTGTCCTGATTAGCCTGGTTCGCCGTGCATCGCCAGCGATGATCGCTTACGATATGTGTGGTGTTCAGCCAATGACCCAGCCTACCGGTCTGATCTTCGCAATGAAGAGCAAGTACGGTACGCAAGGTGGTACTGAAGCCCTGTTCAACGAAGCCGACACTGACTTCGCTGGTAAGGGAACTCACGCTGGTGGTCCTGAAGTTGCTGGTTCTACGACCGGTACAGGTATGACTACAGCTGAAGCTGAAACGCTTGGTTCGTTGAATGGTACCCCAGGTGCTACGTTCAACCAAATGGCATTCAGCATCGAGAAGACATCGGTTGTCGCTCAGTCGCGCGCTCTGAAGGCTGAGTACTCAGTCGAACTGGCTCAAGACTTGAAGGCTGTCCACGGTCTTGACGCAGAAGCTGAACTGTCGAACATCCTGTCACAGGAAATCATCAACGAAATCAACCGCGAAGTCATCCGTACTGTGTACGTTTCGGCTAGGGTCGGCGCTCAGATCGGTACTGCTACGGCTGGTACATTCGACCTTGACGTTGACGCTAACGGTCGTTGGTCAGTTGAAAAGTTCAAGGGTCTCTTGTTCCAGATCGAACGCGAAGCAAACGCGATCTACCAACAAACCCGTCGCGGTAAGGGTAACTTCATCGTCTGTTCAGCTGACGTGGCTTCGGCTCTGTCAATGGCTGGTGTTCTTGACTACGCTCCTGCGCTGTCAACCAACCTGAACGTTGATGAGGCTTCTTCTACCTTCGCTGGTGTCCTGAATGGTCGTTACAAGGTTTATGTGGATCCGTTCGCAGCTAACCAAACAGCTGAGCAGTTCCTGATGGTTGGTTACAAAGGTTCTTCGCGTTTCGACGCTGGTGCTTTCTACTGCCCATACGTGCCGCTACAACTGTATCGTGCTACCGATCCTAATACGTTCCAGCCAAAGCTGGCGTTCCGTACCCGTTACGGATTCGTGGCTAACCCGTTCACCTCGTTGAACTCTGGTCAGAACATCTACTTCCGTAAGATCAAGATCACCAACTTGCTGTAAGGCGAGTCTAGTTAGCCTTCGGGCTAACCACCATGCAAAAAGAGGACTTTCGGGTCCTCTTTTCTATGGGTGGGACTTTTTAGGTGTGAGAAGGGTATGCATTAGCATACCTGAATGGAAATTCTGCAAATGCCATATACACCATGGTTTGCCCGGAACCATTAATAGCGGAATTAGAAGAACGCACTTTGAATCCATTAGATAAGAATTCAACGTTGCGTACAGCATTGACATCTTCAACGTTAGCAGCGTCTGCTACAAGATAAGTGGCATTTGGGTTGTCAGAGAACCTAGAAGAATCATACAACATCCAACTTGTAGCTGAGGTGGAACCTTTAAGCATTAAGAATTTTGGTGTGAAACCGAGATATACAAATGGTCCTTCTGCATTTGCTGTACCTGGGAAGTTGCCGAATTGTGAAAATCCAGGGGTAGATGCAAAGCAATATGCGATATAATTAGTACCAAGGAAGTTCATACCAGCGCCCGTGAATTGTTTCAGATTGAAAATAGTATCGTTAGCAGCGGTATCATTGAATGGCGTGGTGTCTGCGCCGGAAATTTGTGCTATAGCAGCTTGCATTAGAAGGATTTGGTCCCATGAATTGATAAAATTAGCAGGACCGAGAACCCAGTTCTGCCAGGTATTGATTGCATTAGAGTTCCGGTCACGGAGGATAATGATGTCTGGTTTTCTACCAAGACCATGCCCCACAGTAGCGGATATACCACCCGTCGGTCCAGGACTGTTTCCTGTATATGATACGACACTTATACCAGAAATTTGATCTGCAGAAACCTGGCTGGAAATTGACCCTGCGGTGTTCGTGGTACCAGCACCGTTCAATTTCCAAATCCACGCCACAGAATTTGAAGTCGGCTGTGTGTATGTAGTTTCATTGACTGTACTCGGCATCCTTAGAACGTTAGAAGTTCCGCGCACACTATCAATTAATTGGTGCTGACCTGTGTCAGATCTACCTTTCAACCAAGCAAGCTGATTGGTGAATTGATTTTCAGAAGTAGTCTTGATAGATGAAGCTGTGTCTAAGGAAACCCTGAAACTATCAGTTGAAACCTCTATTGGATCTGCAGCGGTTTCTGTCAACGTCAAAGATGGTGCAAGTTGAGACGAAAACCCTTGCTGCCCGAAATTGACATTAATCGTGCTGTTTCTTTTACCACCAACCATTAAGAAAAGGGGTCCGTTGCTAGGTGTGAAAGAAACATCGAAAGATTTAGGTGAATCGAGTGGGTTTCTATAGATATATGTCCCGTTCTTCATAATTCTAACACTTCCTGTAGCAGGTTCTACCCAGAATTGAAGCTTATCACCATTCACATATGATGCTGTGGTACCTGTCTGGGGAATTTCTGTACCACTTACAAATTTCACAACACCTTCAGCCTGGACACCTGTGGCTACCCGAACCCCGATACAATGAAATCTAGGACCTAGTCTAGAATAGTTCTGATTGATCAGAACATAGATTTCACCACCATTTGCTAGATCGATAGTTGTTAATGTGACTTCGAAATAAGCATCTGCTGTAATGGCATGTGTGGAAAATACATAATCAGAAATTGCCGAATTCGGCAATGAAACTCCGAGGGCCCCATTTAGCAACGAAGATTTCGTTGTAGCGGCCGTGTGGTTATAAAGGTTGTGTAATGTACTGAAATTATTATCTGGGTAATCGTCTATAGCATCACATTCATTTAGATTTCTAGTGACAGACATATTTTCAACCGTCCAATTATTACCGTTCCCACTTGTATCTACACCAAGAGAGCTCGTAGTTGTCTGGTCCTGGAATGAAAGGTAAAATCCGTTCGTCCCATAGCCAGCGCCAATATATGTTTTTGGTAGCCATTGCCGGGTGGATGAATTTATCTCTGCAAAATCGGAAGGGGTTCTTGTTGCACCATCTAGCCAATAAAATTCTGCCATATTTCCATGATAGTAAAAATCATTCGAGGGAGTAGAACTAATCTGGCAACCAATAGCATGTTGAACGTTTAGATTGAAATGTGTCAGGTAGTTTTGGGCTGGGTATTGGCTAGACGGAAATCCTACTGTTGTTTGTAATGCGTTGTTGACCCATATCTTCACCCTATCGGTTTGAATGGCTTGTGTAGTGTCTGTGGCAATCACAACATGATACCACGCCGCAGGGTCCCTGAAAACAGCGGTTTGGACGATGACTGTACTTCCTGCTCCACCGGCTACCTTCCCATTATTGAATACTTCTATTCGACCATCGTCCATGAAACGGATGCCACCGTAGTCTGTAGTAGTCGTACCGATGTTATTGAATAGACTGAGATATTGGTTACTAATACCGCGCTTTAACCAGACACTGAGAGACCATTTCTGCCTGTTGCCAGTTGAAGAAAATGTCTTGATCAAGCGTTGATTCCCACCACGAAAACGTATAGACTTTCTATAAGCCAATACCGATGGACCATACCATAATCCTAACTGTGGTGCAAACATATGTAATTCCTTATATTTGTATATATGACACAGGAGTTAGAATACCGAGAGTCTCTACCACGTGATTTGAACCTTTTGGTAGGAATTTCTAAACTGAAAAAACTGCTTCAATAAGCCACTGATTATTTTCAGCTGACCTTGTGTGTGTTATGACTGTTAGCATTATTTGAAGTCCGGCAATAAGTTGCAAGATAATTTGCCCAATGCAGCATGATATGTCCCGGTCATGATGTCTACTGCGTTCGGAGCTGTTGATAGCGTAGGAGCTATACCCTTAGAGAAGGCAAAGACGCTCCCCCATGTCGTTATGGTTCTCCCGCCAGTAGAGTCTTGGATGAAATAGAATGTCAGGGCAGTCCCATCTACCAGATATGTAGGGTTATCAACATATGTATTTTCTGTTAAATTGATAGAAAAACTATTCCCACTTGATGCATCTATCTGAAAGTACCCACCAGCAGAACTTATCGGTAGAATTGGAACGGACTGATTTCTGTAATATACATCAGACCTACCCCAAACCATCCTAGCACGTTTCCAGATAGGGACTGTCCCAGATGGACCTGGGATGATCGCGTCTGTAAATGTACTGTAGTTGAAGCCTGTATTGTTGGGACCTACATCATAATCTCGAATACAAACATAAATCCAATCATCATCGAGGCGAATATCACCTTCTTTATCCCCGGGAGCACCAAATTCTGTGAGCGGTGTCTGGCGACTACCAGGAGTTAGTCTAAGGTCATGTAGGTGTGTGAGACCCCCGACAACTGTCGAAGCCACCTGACGAGCGTCTGGTGCGCCATGATATATCCCATCTTTCATATCCAATATATCAGCAACCAAGATTTCAGAATTCCTTATATGGAACGTCGAATATAACTGAGAGTATGCGTCACTGAAAACTAAAGTTGGGTTAGCTGATGTGAAATCGTTATTAGACTGAATCCTAAGTGCACCGTTCTTAAGCGTCCAGACACCATCGGTTGATGTCACACCGACAAAATTCTTCATCTCTGTAAGATTATCTGTGAACTCGACTTGGTGGACAACTGAAGTCCCATTTACATCGTAGTCCACCATAGTGAACTTCTTAAGATTATCAGTGCCACCGAATGAATTTGCACCATCACCATATGTCCCACCGGCCCATGCACCAGAGCCATCATCTTGCAACCATCCGTTGCCATTATTCGTCTTCGTTAGCCTGCCACCGGACCCGAGCATCGTTGGGTTCTTCTTATTGATAACGTTATCATGGACCTGCCTGAGGGTGAAGTCTTCTACAACCCTGAGAGGGTCCATAAGTGTATATCCGTTAGATGATACATAGACCTCGGATATGTTTATAGTCTCTGTCTTTGTCCATTTGCTGAGGATGAGCAGCTGGTTATGGGAATTTCCAGCGTTATTGTTTGATGGTGTAAGGGCGAACTGAACACAACTTTCACCTTCGTCATTGGTTACAATAGCGACTTCCTGAAAGTTGTTATCTTGATTAATTGAAATGATAATACCGACACGATGCCCGGTGGAATAGTCGTAACATGTACCCGCGAGAGTGATATCACCAGTTGAGCGCTCATATGTGATACTGTTGTATTCAACGTTCCCATAATTGCCACCTGGGTTTATCGTACGTTTCCATGCCACCGGAAGATAATCCACCCCTACATTGATATTATGAGCTATCAATGTATTGCCGATCAACACATAGAGTTCACCTTCAACCGTATCACGCCATGTCTTGCAAAGTAGAGGAGGTTGCTTATCACTCGTTTGAATATCAGATAATTCCACTCTACAGGAAGCTATTTCTACAAGGTCCAAACCAACCAAAGATAGGCAGTAATGTACAGATGTCTGCCAGGCGACGACTATCCCCTTATCATAACAAACCGCCATTGTCTCAGAATAGTTTTCTAGTGTTGGGGACGGTAAGGTGAACAATGGATTCCCTTCATCTCCAAACCCAATTTCAGAACCTACAACCCATGCGCCAGCTACTCGGTTGAATTTTACAAGAGAGAATCCGAGTATGTTCGTTGTTGGCTGAAAACCTGCCGGTACAACATTAGCCGCGACGATACCAACAACTGCGAACGCCATAGTGGTATTATTCGACCACGCCGACGATGCAATTTCCTCAAAATCTCCTAGGATTGTCAGATTGCCCTTGGCTGCAGACTCAATGGCAAATGGGGTAGCACCCCAATCATAGTTGTATGAGAATACTGACACTCCACTATATGCTGGTAGATTGCCTACTTGTGCCGGGTAGAATGTGTTGATTGAAGTGCCGAGTCGGCTGGTGAACGGGTTTAAGAAGTAATCTGTCTTGTATTTGGTATATGGCAAGTATCTGATTGTGCTACTCTTGTAGTTCAGATTCCAACCAGATTCCAGAGGTGCAGGACCACCGACATTAGATTTCACCATGAGCTTGTGTTCATCTAGTATGAGTGCATCATGCTCCTGTTCACCAAGGACAACGACCACATTCATATCTATTTCTAGATTGTTGGATGTTGGCACAACCCTCTCCCATAGGACTGTGTAAGTCCCCTGGGCTGTCACTGTAATATCTAGGTATGAACCGAATTTCCCCTCATACATCGTATTGGTAGCGATCTCATCTCCATCTGGATCAAGAAGAGTAATTGTAGAGTTCAATATGTTCTGTTCAGGATAATCATATGGTGAACGAGCAAATGCACCTTCAAGTTTTATATCACCAACACGGATTCTCTCATTGACATTTTGCACCTCAAAGTACATAACAACAGGCATGATCGGAACACCAAAATACTGCTGGAATTGCAGCTGTAGGGTCGTCTGAGGATAACTCTTTGTCTTTGGTTCTAAACGGCGGACCTTGCTTATGCCATGGGTTTCTATTACATGCGATGTGATTGTCCAGTTGCTGCCACCCGGTAGATTTCTAAGATACCTTTCAATCGCTTCAATTGCGTCGTTGGCATTCGTGTGTTGATCTGCGTGAAGTAACGCAGGGTTATCACTATCCAGATAGTCGTCGGCTGTTGGGTTGCTGAAGTCGTCTATCGCACCGGGGAATACAGTTGGCATGGTTTCTCCATTTCTCACCAATACTAAATATAGGGGAGGAATCTATGATCAGTTTCAAAGAGTATTTAGCGGAATTCGCTAAGAACCAATGGTCTCATATGATGGTGAGGGACAAGACAGAATACCACAAAGATTTGATCGGTATCGTGGACAATGCATACAAGCACACGACCCTAGGTTCATTCGTGAAGAGCATCGCCGATGTCAAGGGGAGTGAATGGCTCGCTCTAGACTACGATAATGAACCAGATATAGATACTGCTGTGTTCTACCGAAAATCCAGACCAGATGAACGTTGGAGTGGCAATAAAATCCAAGGCATAGGTCATGATGGAGAGAAGGAATCAAAAATCAAACTGATGGGGCAGGTCATTAAGCTTCTATCAACGAATGGTTGGTGGATAGAAGCTTCGGATGATATGTCTAAGGCTATCATGAAACGGGGAATCGAGCCAGTTTCAGATCAGGAACTGTTGAAGAAGTTGTTTCCATCCATAACTAAGTTTCACCCAGATCACTCATACGATAGAGGCGTGGCTGGCAAAAATGTAACGGAATATGTATTCGGGAAGGTAAAAATAAGATGATGAGATTCAAACAATATATCATGGAGTCAGCCGGTGGTAACTATGTTAGCATCAATTGCCTAACACAACTACCATTCGGGAAAGTCCAGGAGTTTGCCCCTTCTTACACACCAGTCCCAGCTGAAAAGCAACACGTCACATTGATGTACAGCAAGAATACCTCAATCAAAGATGAAGCTATACAAGATGTTCTAAACTCACATGGAGGGGTTATAACTGCAAAGGTCTTGCACGTTTCAGCGTTCGATTCTGCGTCGGACCCGGAGACCTGTACTATCGTTGCAGAGTTATCATCGCGAGAGCTCACACTCATCCACAAGAAGCTATCGGCTATCGGGTTGAAGAGTTCGTATGCCGACTTCAAGCCACATGTAAGTATGGCTTACAATTTCCCACACAGTCAGAAAGATATTGCGCTGGATTACCTAAATAATCTGTTTGATCATAATGATCTTCAGGTATCGCTAGAGGGTTGGAAGATAGCTCCTATCATATCCAATTGGGCGAGCGTGGTAGAGTCTATAAAGGAGTCGGTGAACTTAAATGGCAGGTGAATCAGCAGAACGGCAAGAAAACGGTATAGTCCGTGAGGTCGCAGCGGCACTGCGGAAGAACAAGAAAAACCCAATCAGTATTGTAGCTGGGAAGACTAAGATAAAAGGTGTTGTTGGCGCAGAGAAATATACCGGAAGGCAAGCTGGTGGATCAGAACCATACATCGACATTGTATTCTTGCTCCATAATGGTAAATCTCTCGGGCTTTCGTGTAAAGGTAAGTCAGCACCGTCCTTGGCCGGCGGCGGGCTCTCCGGTTTGGAATTAGCTGTACCCGGCATCGCTAAGAAGTTCATGAAAACTGCTTTCTCTCACCTCAAGGATAAGACTAAACTTTCCCCGGGTGATAAGGTGCCCGATGTGTATGGTAAGATTGGCGCATCAGACAAGAAAGAAATTGTCGTCGGTAATAAGAAAATGGGCGGACCTATTGACTTCATGTTCATTGGTATAATGGATGTCAGTGCAAAATACGACGAAGAAACGAATGAATTGACTTTCCGTGATACTGAAATTACAGACGCAGAGCAATATGCTAAAGAACATGAGCTGTACTTTAGGCTTCGCGCGCGCCGAGAAGATCAACGTTTCGACCCATTGGCGAAAGATAAAGACGGCACACCTAAGATATATGGTAAGAGCCCTAGTCGCGGAGATTCCGCTGGTAGGATTGTGGTACAGGACAAAGTTCCTTCAAATGCAATAGTGGTAAAACTATGATTACGACAGTACAGTATGCGGACTACCGCAGAGAAATTAAAACAGGCGATGTATTGGCATGGTCACATAGAAGTTGGAGTACCTGGTATGATGTCAAGGTCCAACTAGTCCGCATCGTAACTCGCTCTGAATATTGCCATGTTGGAACCGCATGGGTATACGCTGGTCGTGTGTTTGTAATCGAAGCAGTAGATCCTGTCATTCGAATTGTGCCTCTTTCCAACTTGGGAGAATTCTATCACATCCCAATGAATGTTAGTTGGCGCTCGCGCCAATGGCGCGATGATATTGAGAATTACGCAATGTCTCTTGTAGGCATCGGTAAATATTCATACAAGGAAGCGATGCTTTCAGTACTTGGTATCAAGACAGAAGTTACTAGAGAAGAAAATTGGCAATGTGCTAAACTTGTGAAGACACTTCTAACAGCGACTAATATTCATCTTGAATGTGTGAATACACCGAGCGCGGTTGTGAGAGAATTGCAAATACGTGAACATGAAATCTTTCTAGTAGAAGCTTAACATGGCTACATTAACTTGTCCTTCACCGATTAACGTAAAGCCACTGGTTGGAAGTGGCAACTACATTTTCAGCCTTGTGAAATTCCCTGAGCTAACGTTCATGATTCACGAGGTAGAACTTCCGCAGATTACTCTCGGGACTATCACGACTGGCTCGAGTGTCCATGATTATCCAATCCCTGGTGAAACTATGGAATTTGCAAGCATGACTTGTACATTCATGGTCGATGAGAAAATGGAAAATTACCTCGCTATCTGGCGTTGGATTGTGGGGATGGGATTCCCTGAAGGTCACTTCCTGTACCGTGAGCTTATGAAAAGCCCGAAGAATTCGAATGATCCTTCAGAGCTGGCTAGAGGATATTCCGATGGTGTCCTGACTATCCTTGATAATAACCAACATCCATTGATGCAAGCCACGTTTGTAGATTGCTTCCCGACGACACTATCCGGTGTCAATTTCACCTCTACGCAGGGCGAGGCTTCGCCGATCATCGCTACCGTGAATTTCGAGTACAGCTATTACAGGATGGAAACTGCATAACTATATAC